CCATCCATATTCCGAATCTGGGTTTGCTGGATATGCTGATTCTTCACGACAATCAGGATTGTCGGGATCAAGTTGATTGTGTTCTGGATACATGCAAGCAGATCCAGAGTAGAAGATCTTAGTCTTGTTCTTAAGTGTCATCTCGTTAAACCTACGTTGTTCATCGAGAACATTCAGGTTAATAGACACAGAGTTATGCATGATATCTGCATCATTCTCACCAGTGAAGACAAAGCCTGCACCACCCATATCAGCAGCGAACTGATAAATTTCGTCAAATGGTTCTACATATTGTTCAGGTACATTTGCAAAAAAGTTCCCCTGATACCCAGAAAAACGAATACACTTCCTAACAAATCGATTGTCTCTAAGGTCTCCTACAACAAACTCATTTGCTTCTGATTTAGAAAACTCAGTATGTTTGAGGTCTACACCCCTTACCCAGTAACCTTCAGAACGTAGTCTCTTTACCATGTGACTACCAATAAATCCACCAGCACCTAAGACAAGTGCTGTCTTTTTATATTCACTCATTGTTTTTGTTGGTACTACTGTATATTATATCAGATTTTCAGTCTTCTGACACCATCTGCATCTTTGGCACAATGTTCAGTGATTGCAGGGATGTTATTCAGTTTTTCTACTAAAGCTGATACATCTCCACCACCAGTAGAAGTATGACCATGATTGGCCAAACCTTCTTTGATTGCTTTGATTTCTGCTTCAATCGCAACCAATCTCTTTTCTACTTCAGTGTCATACTGAGACATGTATGCACCAGACTCAGAAGTAGTTCTCTTTCTCGTAGCCATTGTAATCAATGATTAGTAACTACCCTATTTAGTAGATCTCACACATTTCGTCTAGACACTCATCAAAACTACTGTGAGGTAGAAACCCAGAAGACTTAAGTTTATCAGTGTTCAGAGTCATGTTCTTGATCTGTAGGTACTCCTGTTTTTCTGGAAATGATCTAGAAAGAATATTGCTGTTACTCCCTGTCTTCTCCTTACAGTATTCAATAATGTCTTTGAATGAACGTGATCTACCTGTTCCAATATTGTAGATCTCATTTGTATTACTCCAGACCATCAGATGATCCATGGCTCTGCAAATATCATCAACAAACATATAGTCCTTGAGAAAGTCACCTCCATCATAGAGTGTTACATCTTTGTTCTCCTTCAGTAGACGAATCATATAACCAAGAACATTCTTTCCTGGTGTCACTGTAGGATCTAATCCATACACATTACCAATCCTAAAGATACGATACTCAATACCAAAGGTCTTACAGTAAGAGATTATTAGTGACTCTGCACACCTCTTGGTGATTGAATAGAACCCTGTAGGATTACAGGGATCATCTTCCTTGGCATCGATTACATCATTACCATATACAAAACCAGAACTGACAAAGTTGAATACAGTTCCAGGTCTACATTGAGATAGAACTTCCATCAAGACATTTAAGTTTGTATCAATGTCAATGTGAACATCCTTGAATACATTCTGATTAGTTGTTGTACTGATCAGATACAAGATATCTTCAGACTGTGGTTTCACACTATCCCTAGGGACAAGGATCTGACCAGGATACATCCTACAGTAATTACTACCAATGTAACCTGTGGAACCAAAGACAGAAAGATTAATCATACAAACTTCTCACACTCTAGAAATGTTTTTCCCTCTCGATCTTTTTTGGAGAGATTAGGTTCACCATCCAGATGCCAATTGATATCAAGACTATTCCAAAGTAGAGTTCTCTCATGTTCAGGATAGTAGAAGTCAGTGGTCTTGTATGTAACATGTGCCACCTCACTCCTAGTGTAGAACCCATGTCCAAATCCAGGTGGAACCCAGAGTTGAACCTCTGGACGGTTCAGTTCAACACCATACCATTGTCCAAAGGTATCAGAAGACTCCCTGAGGTCAACAATGACATCATAGATTGTTCCCCTGATACACCTTACAAGTTTACCCTGTGGGTTCTTGATTTGATAGTGTAACCCTCTCAGAACTCCCTTGTGGGACATAGAGTGATTGTCTTGAACAAAGTCATATCCAAGTCCAAACTTCTCTTCATTAAACGATTCAAAGAAATATCCTCTACTATCAACATACTTATCTACTTCAATGAGTAGAGCGTCTGTCAATCCAATGTCAATAATTTTCATACCACTTGATCGTTTCTAAAAGGGCTTCATCGAAATCAAACCTTGACTTCCATCCTAACTCATTCTCAATCTTTTGACAATCAATAGAATACCTGAAGTCATGACCAGGTCGATCTGTTACAAACTCAATGTCTGAATAGTTTTTATTCATCAACTTAACAATCTTACTCACCACTGTGAGGTTATTAAGTTCTGTTCCTCCACCAATATTATACTTCTCCCCTACTTTACCACCTCTCCACACTTCAATGAGTGCCTCACAATGATCCTGGACATACAACCAATCCCTAATCTGTTCTCCCTTACCATACACAGGAACCTTCTTACCTTGTAGAAGATTACAGATAGTCTTAGGAATTAACTTATCACTAGTCTGTTTTGGTCCAAAGTTATTTGAACAGTTAGTGATGACTGCAGGGAAACCATATGTATTCACATAGGATTGAACAAAGTGATCACTGGCCGCCTTTGATGCAGAGTATGGATTCTGTGGATTATATGGTGTCTCTTCTGTGAATGGTTGATCATATTCACCAAGTGCACCATACACCTCATCAGTTGATACATGCATGAACTTAAGAACACTATGTCTCATACATGCGTTCATCAGGTTCACTGTCCCTGTGATGTTACTGTCAATGAATGGTAGACAATCACGAATAGAATAGTCTACATGACTCTCTGCAGCCAAGTGAAATACTGTGTGAATGTTCTCACTCTCAAACAGATAATTGACTGCATCCATATCAGTCAAGTCAAGTTGATACAACCTCACATAGTCTGGAATAGTATTCTTGTTTCCTGGATACTGGACCTTATCTACACATACAATCTCACCACCATAAGAATGGATAAGAGTATGAAGTAAATTCCTACCAATGAAACCTGATGTACCAGTAATAAGTATTGTCATTTCTGATTATATTTTTCTAGAAGTTCAGGTGAGTATTGTTGAATAGATGATTCACTTTCTTTAGTTTCTCTCTTCACCTTCTCAAGTTCATACACTCTATTACGAAGTTCAGTGGAAGAGTATTGATGTTCACGTTTATGGAAGTGTAACTCAATACCATTATCAATACAGTACTGTTTTCCAGTGAAGTCTCTATCCTTATACTCTTCACTCAAGAATCTAATATTAATTAATTGTGTCTTGATCATGTTCAGAAGATCTGCTTCTGTTTCATATACAAGGATCTCATCCACATACTTACATCCCTGTACTTGAACATACCTTTCATACACTGACTGTGTTGGTTTGTTCTTAATACCAGGACGATCAATAGTTGGGTCAACCTGAAGTGCAACAATCAGATAGTCACACAACTGTTTTTCCATCTTCAACATTGTCACATGACCCGCATGAAACAAATCAAATGAACTACAATTAAATCCTACTTTCATTTTAGAATATCTTTTCTTATATTATACAAAAAAAGGAGGGTTTATACAACCCTCCTTCTATAGGTCTTTCATGCACGCCACTTGTTCTTTATATGGAAACAAGAAACCACGGGATTTGACTCCACCAGGTCTGTTATAGTCCTTCCGTGACTCTATTATAATCGTCTTCAAGTCTAATAATATCAGACTCTTCACATTCTCCCTGTTGTACCTCCAGAAATTTAATTCCTTCAATACCACCTTGAAGTCTATGAATCATTCCTGTAGGAATATGAAAATGATCTTTTGGTCCTACCTCTTTGGTTTCGGAGTCCAAAGTGATAGTACCTGTTCCAGATAAAATATACCAGAACTCTTCTCTCTTCTGATGTTTTTGAAGAGAGAATCTTTGATTAGGGGAAATCGTTATGACTTTAATGACTTGAAAGGGATTTCTTTCTAAGTCCTTGTATGATCCCCAGGGTTTTTTTACTATGTTATTCATTTGTGTAAGGGGTTGTCCCGACCAGGGCTAGTTTAACGACTTACCGAGTCTTTGATATAACAAGGAACACGTTCTGGATCTAACCATTTTGTGTATTCAAAGTCCTCCATGGCAGTCAGAAGTTGCATCTGATTGTCAAGAAGATACATATCCTTATATCGTTTGGTCCAACTATCAGCCTTTTGGATTCGATAGTCGGGGAACCCATTTTCCAGGGTTCCACACTCAACGTATCTATAAGGAAATCGTTCCAGTAGAACGTTCATAATCAAGCGACTTCAACGGTTTCAAGATCTTCAGCAATACAGTCGATAAGGATATCATAGTCATCCAGAGGATCACCAGAGAACACTACACCACTGTTTTCGTAGAACTTACGGACCTTTTTGAAAAGTTTCGGATTCTTTACATCAAGATAGAAGTCTCCGTTTGCTGCACCACGGAGGGTTTGAAGATCTTTTTTGAACTTAGAAGTGATAGTCATTGTCTTGTTAGTTGACCTTAGTATTATAAGGGTTTGACACCGAAGTGTCAATGGGGGATGAGGGGATCGAACCCACCTTAGCCGAATTATGAGTTCGGTGCATTCACCAGATTGCTAATCCCCCAGGATGTCTCTCATCTCGACGAGATAATCATACAACTCTTGATCCTCATGGTCAAGAGATTCATCCATTGTAAGGGACACTTTCATATCCCTCACATCATCATCTTCTGGTGTCTCTTCTTCCATCATTTGAATCTGATGGAAAGAAGGATAATGTTGAATAATCACAGATGGTTCAAGTCTTTTTAAGAACCATTCTTTAAGTGTTTGACCTGGTATCTCCATCTTATAATGGTCAACAACAAACCAATGTAAATGTTTTTCTATTGAGTATGCAATCATATTTGTAGTCCAACCCTTATCTTTTATTTTTGGATAAAAGAAGAGAAGGTTCTCCATGAATACTGCGTTGTATTCTGCAACCTTAGATGATAGATATTCTCCTTGGTAATCCCACTCATACTCTTTATGAAATCCACATATAAAATGTGCGATGTCATGTGATGGATATGTTGGTGGTTTTTCTTCGTTAGTCCTGACTTCTGTTTCACCATTAGTATAGGTTAGTTCACTTCTAACCTTCCCATAATCCCAGGACCAATTTACTTTTGAAATTCTTTTCATTGTTCTGTGTGATAGGACTGTCGGGACTTGAACCCGAATCACTCTCTTATAAGGAAAGGGCCTTCACCTTTAGGCGACAGTCCCATGGGTTTGTGGTGATAGTTTGTTGTGACTCCACTCTCCTAGTGTAACAGAGTTAGAACCACAGACCATCTCAACTAGTCCACGTTTATATTCGTCCACTGTTACGATATAGAAAAGTGACTCATGGATACCTTCTTGTTGAAGTTTTGCCATTCGATGGCAACCATCTTCTAACAGATAACCAGTATCATATTCGATAAGAATACCTGGATAAGAAGTATCTGATTCTTCTATAAGTTTTTGTTTGATTGCTTTTGAATAACATATATCAGAGTGTTTAACAAGAACAGGTTTTCTGTCGTCCGTAACTCTCTTGTAGGACTTATTTTTACGACGCATCGTTGTTCAGTTCAACATACATTTTGTAGAGTTCATCATCTGCACTTATCATTACTGCCCTCTCTCCCTTCTCATTCTCTACTCCTATTCGGGCCCCACTTTCAACTCTTTCGATAAGGGTTTCCCAGTTCTCTTGCCAGTATTCCACGGAGTAAAATTCCATAGTTGTAGTATGTATAAGAATTATACAATCGAAGTGACAGGATTCGAACCTGCGGCCACTCGCTCCCAAAGCGAGTGC